ACATGGCCGGAGTCGTGGACGTTGGCGCACTGGCAGCGTGCATAGCGGCGCAAAAAGGAGATCGCTCATTGGTGTCGCTCTGCACGGTGCACGGACTGCCACGCAGCGACGCGCCAACCCTCTCCCGCATCCTGCGCGGTGAGCCGGTGAGCGACGCAACACTGCGGCGCATAGGTAGGGCGCTGGGCTGTATCCCCCCACCGCGGCGGCTCATACGGCGCACACTCACACCCGCACAGGCGGCGGCGTGGGACGCACTCACACCAGCACAGCGCGACAAGGCCCTCGGTGTGTAGCCGGGGGATGCGCAGATCTGGCCGAAGCGTGCGGGGTGGAATTGTGAAGCCCACCTGGGCGTGAAGGTGACGGTGGAATGGTTCCGGCGGTAAAGTAGAAGGCCCCCGGCGCATACCGGGGGCCATTGCTTTGCGCAGGCACCTCCCATTAGGGAGATGCCGCAGCCGGAGACCGAAGGCTCCGGGGTGGCGTCATTTACCGGCGCAAATAGCACAATCCCCCCGATCCTCTGACCGGGAGGATTGTCTTCCTCTGCGTTGTCATGTTTTCGCAATCTTGATTAGGTCATTACACCGATTGAGCCATGCCTTCCCAAATGTCGGGAAGCCGTTCAGTGTTTTGTACCATGCGATGCGCCACGCCATGTAAGCGTCGAAATTCTGGCCTACCGCCGCCAGCGCCTGCGCAGCGCGCCCCGGCCCGCCGTTCACGGCCAAATCAAAATGCGCCAGGCACATCGGCCACTGCATTTTGTCAGCGCCGCTTGCCTCCCAATACCAGGCACGGTAGATGGCGTCGACTTCTTCGTCGGTGATGGCGCGCAACTCTGATTTCGTCGGTGCAGGCTTCCCCTGTGACGCACGCCAGCGCGTGTACGTGCCAATCGTGATCCCCTTCATCGTGGCGCCGCCGGGGTCTGCGGGGTTCTCCGACCAGCCCCCTTCCCAGCGTTTCACGAACACCATCGACTTCTGGAAGGTGTCGCCGCCGGATTCCACCTGCACAACCGGCAGAATGCCGTGGTCGCCTTCGACGTCAAGCAAGAACTCAGCGATCCAGCCGTCCACTTCCGGCAGGTCAACAGCGATCCACGTTGCTTCCTCATTGCGGCCAATCGCCTTGCCTACCGTTCCCGTCCTGGCGACGGTGCGCACCTGGTACGTTGTGCCAGGCCCCGAGCGCACGTTGGAATTCGTCAGCACCCTGACTGGCACGCCATCAAATGCGGGGGGCGGTTCCACCGGCGGGTCAACGGGCGGCTCGACCGGCGCACCCGCAACCGGAAGCGCCGCGACGCCGCCCACAATATCCAGCAGGTACTCGGCCATCCACCCGCTGACGCTGCCAACCTCGACCTGCACCCACGTCGATTCTGCATTGCGTGCGATGGCCTTTCCTTCGCTGCCCGCCGCAAGCACGCCGACCACAGGGTTGTTTGTGCCTGGTGCTGCGCGCACGTTGGAGTTTTGCACTTTGACGGTGATGGAGCCGTTCGGCGGGGGCGGCGCAGGTGGTGCAAGCGGATTGCGCAGCACGCCGTAGGTGAATGCGACCGGATCGACCTGCCCTTTGGAAAAGCCAACTACCGCTTCATACCTGTCGCGCGCAGTTGCGGCGCGCAGTTCATAGTGGAGGTGCGGCCCCGTGCTATTGCCTGTGTTGCCGGAAAGGCCAATCACCTGCCCCTGCTTCACCACGTCGCCCGTCCTGACTTTGCGCTGGCTGAAATGGCCGTACAGCGAATACATCAGCATGTCCTCATGCCAGAGAATTATGTACTCGCCATAACCGCTTCCTTGATTTTCGGACACGTCAACGACACCATCGGCCACGGCCATGATGGGCGTGCCGGTTGGGCAGCCGTAATCAACGCCCATGTGGCCGCGCCCGCCGTACGTCGACTCCCTCTCGCCAAATTGCTGCGTGTAGCGCGGATTTGCCAGCGGATGTTTCAGGATTGGTATACTCACGACAATCCTCCGGAATGCAATGCGACCATGACGCCGATGCCAACAATAGCCATCGCCAGAAAGGCAAAGAGCCAAAACAGATTTCGCTGCTGGGCAATGATGGTTTTGTTTTGCTCAATAAGGACGGCCACCTGCATTTGCACGGCGGCGAGGTCTCTCTGTAACTGAAAAATACGTGCATCGGCGCTTGAATCGTTCACATCGTCACCTGCCTGCCCCTGGGGGGGATACCTACGTAGCCGGCGGGCGGGCGGCTGCGCCGCCGTGTAGGCATTCCATGCGTCTGTCAATTCGGTATTGCGTGGCCGCTCCACGCGTGCCCTATCAACCAGTGCGCCCAATGCGCCATCTTGCACCGCCATGCCAACGATGGTATGCCATACGTCGGCGCTCGAGCCTGTACGATCAATCTGTGATGCGTCCATCCCTGCCATTTCAGCCAGGCGGGCGGCTGTGGACGTGTCGCGGAAAATGTCCATTAGCGTGCGCTCGAGTGCTTCAAGTTCCGGCGTCATAATGTGCCCGCTGTGCGTTGCTTATCGGTGGGTAAATGTCTACCACTTTACGGCGTCCATTGCCGTTGCCTGAATCGTTGAAGACTCTTCTTGGATGTAACGCTCGCGCGCAATGCGCAGCATGTACTCAACCAGTTGCCCCGTCACGTGGTCTAACTTCTGTTGGTTTGTCCAGGTGCGTTGTGCGCCTGTCGCATGGGCAAAGCGCAGCATGATTTCCTGCGCAGTCGCATCGTTGTTCGTTGTTTTGGTGGCTGTAAGCTGCCCGGTCTTGAGCGTGAGCGACGTGGCCATTGTGAGTTACCCGATTCTTGTTACCGTTATTGTCCGTGATGCGCCGCGCTTGTTCTGAATGGTAAATGCGCCGCTTTCGTAGTACATATTCAGGTCGCCGGCGTTATCTTTGGTTACGCTGAAGCTGCCGGAGCGTTGCGCGTGAATGATTGTGCAGGCAAGTATTGCGCCTCCGCGGGCAGAGATGAGAGCAACGTCACCATCTGTGCCCAGACTGATAACTAAAATTGCGGCCTTTGCGCCTATACTCAACGGGTCGGTTGATGTTGCAGAATCCGCCAGCGTTATGGTTGTGCCGATGTATGACGGCGCTTGCGGTGCTTCGCTGAAAGTGGCCGCGCCGGTGCTGAGCAGGCGTAGCCGCTCAATGTTATTTGTGCGGAATTCAATATCTGCGGCGTCCTGCGCGCTAAATTGCAGCACGCCCGTTCCCCTGTGCGCCAGTTGCGAAGCGCCGTTTGCGCCGGCGTTGCGGATGAAGCGCAGGCCAAAAGCCTCGTACGTGGTATCCCCGATCAGTTCGAAATAGCTATCCCCGTCAGCCTGCCTACCCAATCCGAGTCGCATGTATGAGTCGGCATCTGATCGGCCTGTGCGGAATATGCTCGTGCCGCCCTGCCTGTATTCAAGCATCGTGGCCGTGCCGCTTGTGTCGATAGCAGCGCCCAGCGCGGCGCCGCCGGTGAAAGTGGCCGTGCCTCCAACAGTCACGTTGACGCCGCCGGCGTTCCAGTCTCCCGTGAGCGGCGTTGACCCGTCTGTTTTCACATAGTCCGCAAGCGACGCTGTGCCGGCGTATTCGTCGTGTGTGTGCGCCGTGCCGGCGTATTCGGGGTGCGTATGCCCGGAAAGTGATACGGCTGTGCCACTTACTGAGGCCGTGCCCGCAACAATCAGCGCAGATCCAATGGTCACGTTAAACGCGCCAGCGTTCCAATCGCCTGTGAGTTGTCTTGTTCCGTCGGCAAGAATTACGCCGGCAGTGCCGCCGTATTGATCGTGTACATGCCCAACGAGCGAGACTGCGCTACCGGCAGCTGTCGGAATGTAGGCAAATGCCGCAGTACCGGGAAATCCAACGTTGCCATTTACGGCTGCTGTCCCTGCGGCATGTCCAATGTTGATTGTCCCCATGCTCGCGCTTTGTATATCCACCGCGCCGGAGGTGCTACTAATGTTTATTCGCCCGCCAAAATTCGGATGTGCAATTGTTCCTGCAATAACCTTTGCTGCTGCATAAACGTTGTCAATTAAGGCCGTTCCAAATACTCTAAGGGCGGATGCGGTTCCCCCCACTGAGGCAATGTAGTCACCTGATACCGTGCCGCCGCCGCCAGATCCAAACTCGGCCACCTCCAGACGCGCCAGGCGGCGGTCAAGTTGTGCCAGTGTATGGGCAATCTGGATCATCATCTCGTCATACATCGGCCAACTCAATTCGGATCGATTCGGTTGCGCTATTGTCTACCGTCACGCTCACACGCTGAATAATCTTGGTGGATGTGATGCCCTGGTAATAGCCCTTCACGAGGTCGCCTAGCGTGTAGTGCAGGCCGTAGCGCGTGGATGGCACTTGCAGCACGTCAAACGTGAGCACGTCGCGCCGCTTCATCGTGTCCAGTTCACGGTCGCCCGCCGTATTGAGTCCATCCGTGGTCGTATAGGAGCGCGCATCGACGAACGTTTCGGCTGCGTTGTGCGTGGCGTCGTAGTTTGTCCCGGTGCGCACCGCAGTAATGCGAGCGTCCTCCTCACCCTGCCCGCCCACAATGGCAACCGTCTTTTCGTCGATGGCACTGCGCGTAAGTTTGGGGTTTGCCATATTCCCATATTGCAGGGCAAATGTGAACTCTGCACTGTGATCCGTGCCACGTTGCCCGTCATACCAGCGGAATTCCCACGTTTGTGCGCCCGTCTTTATGAGGTCGAAATCACCACCCCCCACCTGCGCCACTTCCTGCAGGGCGCTCAGCAAGTTACGCCATGCGCAGTTATAGTTAATGACATTGCCGCCGGCTGCGTCCGTCTCCACGCTCACGCCGGCCAGCGTCACGTCACGGATGCGCCCGTCTCCGGTTACGCCCGCGCTGGTCGCATTATAGGTAACCAGCGTCTTGGCAATCGTTTCTGCCTCGGTTGCGCTGAAGGTCGTGCGATCGCTCGTTCCAGCCGGGTACGCGACGATGGCACGGTTGAGTAATTCCATCTGGCCCACGCAGAAGGCGGTATATATGGAGCTGCCGTCGCTATTCGCTTCGCGTTGTTCGCCGCGCCAGAATCCGTAAAAATCACAATACCATGCGCTGCCCCGCGCCGGATCGGCGCGCCAAACCTCAACTTGCGCATCCAGTTCCATGTAGGCGATGGAAGCATGGTTTGCGTTCAGGGCAAACTGGAGTACACCCGGCCCGTTCACGTCCTTGACGTAAGAGAAGCCGAGCATATCGGTGATGACGCTTGTGATCACGCCCGCTGGCGTGTAGGTGCGCAACTGATAAATGACGCTCATATGCCCAGGAACCGGTCGTAATATGTGATCCACACCTGCGAAGGATATTCGCCTGGGTCGAGTGAAACCGTGAGTACATTTCTGCCCGGCACCAGATGGAAGGTGCCCAGGTCGCTGTCCTCCGACAGGTAGGGGATCGCATTGCTGTCGTCATATAGTAGATATGCGCGCTTGCTGCCGTACTCAAGATCAATCATCAGATTGGGCAATTTTCCCGACTGCCCGACCAGCGACAGCCCCGTGAAATCGAGTTTTTCGCCTGTTGTGAGATTTTTAATAACGGGGCTGGTAAACTCTTGGTCAATGCGCATCGATGGATATGTGTCCCAATCGCCATACACATCCGCCGTGGCAATCAGAGTTGCAGAGCCTGTACCTGATGTCAGATTGAACAACGCATCCTTGTCATCCTCCGACACCATTTCCGGGTAGACCGCTGCGAATAGAATGTCGTTTCCCCATGCATTGCCGCCTGATATGTCCGTGCCCCATGTTGCACTTCCGTTGGAGGCTAAGCCCTCAAAAGGCGCGACCCATCCATATTGATAACTTGCCTCCTGCACCCGCGCATTTATCGACTCAATAGCGTGTTCGACCGTGCCATCCACGTATTGAAGCGCACGCTGCGATTCGATCCAGAGGCTGACCGTGCCACTTGGCCACGCATTAAATATGACCGGCTCGCTGGTTCCACTGCAATAAGCAACCGAGCCGCCGCCAGTGCTCTTGAAATAAGCCGTGCCCGCCGGTGTGCCCGCTGTCAGGTAGGAAAACAAATACTTGTCAGCATCCGTCGGCACAGAGGTGCGCGCATAGATTGAGAATGACTGATATGAGCCGTCATCTACGACCGTGCCCATACCCGCCCATGGGGTACCCCCCGTGCCGATCATGCGTGCATATTCAATTGGTTCGGGAAGGAGTCCGTTCACCGTCTCCCACTCGGCGAAATCTTCGGAGACTGTTCCAAAAAAAGCACGCTTGTTCGGGTTGTACCAAAGAGGGTCAGGCGCTTTGAGTTGCACGCTGACGCGTTGCGTTGTAAGGATGCGCGATTGCAGGTCAAAAGGTGTGTCTATCTGTGCCACCGCATGGCAGTCAATCTGGCGCACCAGGCCATCATCGCGCGTGTAGCGCAACTGCACCGGCGCACCAGAACGCGGGTTAAATATTTTGCTCAAAATGGTGCGGTTTTGCTCGGCCAGAGAATTTGTGTTTGAAAAAATGACAATGCTCAAATTCATGAGCCGCGCATCCAGCCGGTAGCCAATATCCGTGCTGCCATCCTGGAAAGGGCCGCGCTCCTCAAGCCTGCGCACGGGCGCGTTGCCTATGCCCGTCACGCCAACGAGTTTGAACGGGTTACCGTCGCTCAGGCTGTAAGTTACTTCGTCGGCGATAATCTCCCAAGTGGCCATGTTTAATATCCGTAGCTGTATGCGCTGTTCAGGAAATTCACCGTCTGTAGTATGTCCTGCGCGCCGTTGCCCGAACTACCGACGTTGACGTTAGCAATGCTGATGGTTGTCTGTTGCCTGGCTTGGTCGCGTGCGTTCAGGTCTGCCCACGTCCAGTTAGCGCCCAAGCCCGTGCTATTCGCATTGTTCTGCGTAATCAGGTCGTTATGCACGTTGGCTTGTTGTCCGGCCTGAATGCCTGCGAAGGTGTTGCGCAGCGCGATTTCCTGCTGCGCCGCCATCATCTCGGCAGTCATTGCGCCATTCATGCCGCGCACCGCTGCCACCACAACGGCGGTGTTATCCCTGATGCCGTTCGCCATGCCCAAAGTAATGTTCTTTCCCATCTCGTAATAGACCGCAGACGGGGAGTGGATACCGAAAACACCTTTGGCAATCTCTGTGAGATTCTCCCATGCGTCTTTCCAGAACTGTTTGAAGCCGTCCCAGCGGTCTTTGAATCCATCCTTGAAGCCCTGGATGATGGCGCCGGCAAAGTCACGGAACACGCCCCAGATGCCGCTTACTGTCTCAATGAAGCCGTCCCACAGGTGCAGCCACCACAGGTCAAACTCTGCCCATGCGTCGGCGATGCCCGCTTGGAATTCAGTGATCATCTTGCGCGGCAACGCCCAGAACGCTTCCCATAGCAGGCGCGCACTGGCTCCGATAATCTTTAGAATGGCCTTGCCTAGAGCCTCCAACGCCGGCTGAAGCAAGGGCCACAGTTCATCCATGACCCATTTCCACATGGGGTCAACCCACGATGACACGCCGTCCTTCACCGCAACGCGCCCCGTTCCATTCAGCCAGTGGCTTACCTTCTGTACGCCGTTCGCAAGGTTGTCAATCAGGTAAGCGATGCCCTGAATCACCCATGCGCCCAACTGCACCGCCCATTTGAGCAGGTTCGCCACGAAGCCAGGTAGTTGCTCCTTAAGCCACGTTCCGATGAGCGCGCCCCACTTCCTCAGGTTTTCCAACAGGAGCGGCCAGCCCGTGTCCATCACCCATGCGCCCGCCGCCTTGCCCCACTCCTTAAGCTGCGCCACCCAAATAGGTAGGTTTTTCTTCACATAGTCAACCGTGAATTTGTACGCCTCAACCACCTTTGTTCGCATCCAGTCGGCGGCCTTGCCGATTAGCCCCATTGCGCCGTTGCCGGTGTCTGCCCATTCCATGAATGCGTTACCCCACCCGGCAAGCCGCACAACGAACGCCTCAATTTTGGGCAGCGTTTCGACAATCCACGCGCCGAACTTCTCAAACCATGCCACCACATCGGGGAGATATTTGTCGGCGGCGACCTGCGCCCACTCTACGATCTTTTTTGCGGCCGGCAGGAATGCCTCCCCGATTTGAATGCTTGACGCCTCGAGTACGCCGCGGAAGATTTCCCACTGGCCGCTGAGCGTGTCCATGCGGGTTGCGGCGGCGGCCTCGGCGTCCGTGTTGCCGATGATATCCTTGACTTTTGCGATTTCCTCGCCGCCCACCTTTGCGAGTGCATACGCCGTGCGGCTGGCGTCATTGCCGAATATCGTCTGGAAGGTTTGTTTCTTTTGTTCCTCGGATAGACCGGCGGTGGCATTTTTAAGGATGGTTGCCATCTCGGTCATGCTTTTCATATTGCCGGCTGCGTCGTAAAACTGGTTAGCCCCCTCCTCAGTAATGAGGCCCAACTCCATCATTGCTTCCTTTGCCGGCTTTGTCGTTGGGGTAATTGTGGAGAGGAATTGCCGGAATGATGTACCCGCATCCGAGCCACCGGAGAAGTTAAACGCCGTGGCCACCAGTGCGGCGTTGAAATCGTCAAAGTCAACGCCTACGCTAGACGCAACGCCACCAGCCTGCCCGATGGCTAACCTATAGTCATCAATGCTAAACTTGCTCGCCTGTGTAACGCCTAGAATGGCGTTAACGGCCTTGTCCATGTCGGCGGCGCCGATATTGAACTGTTGCATCACATCGGTCGCAATATCGGCGGCCATGCCGAAATCTGCACCTGTGGCGTTGGCAAGCAACACGGTGCTGCGCGCCGCACCTTGTAACACCTCGTCCATGCTCAAGCCGTTTTTTACGAGCATGGCCACGGCAGCGGCGGCTTCGTTCGTGCTTACCTTCAGCTTCGGGTCAAGCCCCAAGTCCATAATCAGTTTCTTGAGAGGCTCAATCTCTGCGGAGGTCTTGCCCATCGTTGAGGCAATGTCGGCTATGGACTGCTCAAAGCTGGAAGCAGCGCCTATGCCTTTGGCAATCACCGCTCCCACGCCAGCAATGGCGGCAATGCCCACCGCCGCGGCCGCGACAAGGCCCGTTCCTAGCGCCGCAGAAAACGAACCGAGCGCGCTATGCGACGCCTTCAGGCCACGGTCAAAGTCCGCGGTGTCGGCGCCTATCCTTGCATACAGTGAAGCTATTTGTGTCGCCATCTCATGCCCGCCGTGCTTGCTGCTCTAGCCGTGCCCGCGCAGTACGAAAGCGGCCCCACAGGTACAATTCCATGTTGTATAGTGGGCCGCTTTCGCCGGTCAGTATGTGGCGCACACTGTCCCCTAGATCCTCGGCTAGCGAGAACATGGCATAGTTGCGCGTAGGTTGCAGGGCTGCCTGGTTAATGGTTCCTGGCTCGGGGCGCGCTAGGAACCATTCCCAGCTAAACCCTCTGTGGCCTCTGCCGCCCCCATTCCAGCCAGCGTCATTACGCGCTGAATCAAAGGCGTCATTTTGCCTGCGGCCCCCGCAAACATCTGCTCCACCTGCTCAGATGTAAGCTTTGGCTCCACAAGCGCCATGCCTACAGCGCGCAAAGCCAACTCTGCTGGCTGCTTGGTCAGTTCGTAAAGTTGACTCGCCTCTATCGCAGTCAACGGGCGAATGCGTACTGTCCCCAGGCCAACCAGTTCTACATCCTCCTCCTGGCCGATGATACCGGCGAGGAAGTCCGTCGCGTTGATATAGGTCGCCATTATACGAGGGTCACCGGCCCGCTTGCCGTGAAGTTGAAGGAAAGGTCGCCCTTGCCCTTCTGGGAAATGCCCGTCTCCATGCTGTTGAGGTAGGCAGTGCCGATATTCCAATAGGCGCTGCCATTCGTGTACAGGCGCAGGGCCACCGCTGAGCCGCCCAACGAAGCATTCACCATGCTGGTCTGCGCGCTGTCGGTCGGGTCCCAACTGCCCGTAAAGCTGCCGCTTGCCCCGCGCGTGCTCGGCACGAACGTGTCGAACTGGTCACTGAATGAGGTCGTCTCGACGGTGGACATGTTGATGGACATGCTCCACTCTGCGAGGCCGCCCACACGGGCAGTGCCACCCGTCATATAAACAACGCTGCCTGCTGTGCCGCTCATGTAGGCCATGATCAATCTCCTAAGTCTTGTAAACGTCTACCCGATACAGCCCGCCTACGTGCCAAAAACCTTCACCGTCCCCGTACTCTATGGTTGACTCGCGCTCGCAACGCAGCGCGCTGTACCCTGTGATTGTGAGTGCCGTCCCCTGTATGCTTGTATGCAAAGCGTCATACAGAGTAGCGGCCTGCGTGGGCCACTTGCGGTCACTGACCACCTTGATTTGGTAGTCAGTGCTCAGCATTGAGCCGCCGAAATCGTATTCGTCTATAGCAGCCTGGCGATTGACAATGATGTAAGGGCACGCGCTGCCCTGCGGCGCACGCCCGTAGTAAACGGGCACGGTTGACGCGTTGTCACACGCTGTAGTAAGTGCCGAGCCAAGCGCGATAAAATCACCCATCGCCTATGTTCTCCCACTGCGCAGCCAAAGCGTTTTCTACCTCACGCAGTGCCGGTATCAGGTACGGTTGTGCGCTCATGCGCCGTGTGCCAAATTCAACGTGCATGGCATAGTCCATAGACGGCCCAACATGCGCGTCATGCCCCTTCGGTTCCGGCAGGGGGTTGTCGCCTGGCGTGCCGTGCACCTGGCCGCCGCACACGGTGTATATGCTGTTTTTCAGCGCGCCCGTATCCACTGGGGCTTTGTTCTTGGCCCCCGCTTCCACCCGAAACGCTATCGCTCGATTGTTGTCTTCCGTGCGCCCCGGCAACTTCTTCAGGATGGATTGCAGGCGTCTCGTATCCAGTTCGTAATGAACCTTCGCGGGCATGGCGCCCCCTCATATGAAATTTTCATGTTCCGGTCGGCGCAGCACCGCATCAAGCGTGATGTTCGCCACGTGGCCACGGCACATCACCCGGCATGTGTCGCTTACCGCACATGGCTTCACTCTATCCCACACCTGCGCAAAGGATTCGCAATTCAAGTCACCCAACAATGCGTCGGCGCGTTCCCGCTTGTTGACGCAAGTCCACACCTTACCGTTGGGCGTGATTACGGTCTGCAGGGCGCTCCAGTTGCACGTGTTGTACCCATGCCCCTGCCAGTCCCGGTACGCCTCGAAGCGTGGCACGTCAACGCTCACAAACGGATAGCCTTCATAGTTGCGCAACGCGCCGATGGCTTGATTCATCCATGCCGTGTCTGTAGGCGCTGCGCCTGGGTTATCCTGCGCGTATTCGATGGTCGGGCGGAACTGGATATAGTCAACGCCCAACGCACGCCCCAGGGCGTACATATCGGCCAGGTTCTGCCAGTTGCCTTTGTGAATGAGGAAGCCAACGCCGATGGTTGCGGCGCCGTCTTCCTTTACCAACAAGCGGATGCCAGCACAAGCCGCCTCGAAGCGGTTCGCCCCCTTGTGCCTTCTGTAGCTTTCGTTGTCCGCTTCATCCAGGCTCACGTACACCCAGGTGCAGGCGCGCTTGAGCAGCGCCGCCCGGTCAGGCGTGATGTGGCCGCCGTGCGTGTACAGCCCCTGTTGGATGGGGTACTTGCCGGCAAACTCGATGATGTCGTTAAAGTCGGGGTGCAGGGTCGGCTCCCCGCCGCCTGTCCATGTGATTGACTTGACGCCCGCACCTGCGAGGTCTGCGATGATGTGATAGGCGAGCGCCGTGTCCATGAGGTCGCCGCCGTCCATGTGGCCGGGTGGCTTCTGCGCGCCTGCCAGTGGCCCCCGAGTGTGCGTGTAGGCAAAGTGGCACCACTGGCATCCGAGCGAACAGCGGTTGCTGAGGTCGATTTCGACGTTAACGGGGGCGTTGGTTGCGCCTGTGGTGCGCAGTTGCGTCAATTTGTCAGTGTGCCACAGCGTCTTGTTGCGCGGGTCGATGTAGGTCATAGCCCCGCCCCCTGCCTTACAGCAGCGATGCGCTCCGCCGAGTAATCTGGATAGCTGAGCACAGCCTGCCAGCCGTCATACTGGTTGATATCCTCAGTGAGCAGCCACCCGGCGCGTTGCGCCTGCGCATGGAATGGCGTACCCGGCTGGGGCGTGGAAGTGGACACCTGCCACTTCTGCATTAGCCCCTGATTGCGCCACCTGCGCAAGTCGTTAAGCGTCTGCCTGTCCGTCTCCTCAGTGCTGCCCGGCGCGCCAATCTGGAACGTTCCATACGCGCCAATGCCCGCCATTTTGAACCACTGCAACATGCGCTCTATCTTGTCAAGGTGCATCGTCTTGCCGATACGCTTGCCTACCACGGCGCTGGTGCTTTCCACACCAAACCGAATTTGCCTGTAGCCGGCGCGGGCAAGCAGTTTGACCATATCCTCGGTCACAGTCCAGT